AATGCACACGAGGTTGAGCGGGGCCCCCAATAAGGTATTTCGCGCCTCTTGCATGTGCGGCCAGTGGGTTTAATTGTTCAGTCCATTGTGTCGTAGAGTTGTCCTTAGCGTGTCAGCGTTTTGTGTGTTGAGAGTAGTGCCTTGATTGACCTTTATATTAAGCTTAGGCATACTTATGATAATTAATTATTTTTGTGTTTTGTTGGGTTATAATAGTGTTTTTGTATTTTCGAGGTGGTCTTCCTATTGGCTCCACCAATTCACCAATATCCTATCTTAAATAAGAGCAGGGACGTTTTTGCTCATCCAATGCGCCGTTCCGGATCCAACCTTGCTAGTACGGTTTGTCGTGCGCATGGGATCGTCGGATTGGGCACCCCGCCAGGTGCACCAATCAGACAATAAATAATTCCTTAATATTATGATTTATAACTATACGTTTTTGCGGAGCAACCGGTTTATAATAGGGATACTGGGGTTTATCTATTTTATAGTTTGGATATGCCTCTATGTAAGACGGCGTCAAGTAGTCCCATTTGTAAACCCTATTATTCGATTGCTTAGCAAACACCCGTTCTAAAGAGTGTGTCATATATTTTTTTAACTTATCTTCTAAACTTAATAAAGGTCGCCATTGTCTATGTGCCGGTGAGTTTTGATTTATCATGAAATTTGCATGATGAATTACCTGAAGATACCCGGTATATTGTTCGTCCGTCCACGGGAGGTAGGTTGCACCGTATATCTTCTGTAGACGGTCTGGATCGAAAGCCATTGTCGGATGGCCATCAGGGTGATAAATAAGGCGACAGCGGCAAAACTCAATGTGATGGATATTGTTTGTGCTCTCTCCCATCTCCGTTTCCATATTAAATTCTCGTAATATGCGTTTACATTGCTCACTATCCAGTTTACTGGACGTAAAGAGTATAAAGTCGTCTCCATTAACAATCGCGTCGCCTTTAATCCGTAGTATTCCAAGTAATTTCTTGAGTATGTAGTAGTTGATAATGCTGTTTCCATAGCCGGTATCAACGTCTCCTGACATGCGCGTTCCGACCACGCTGTAATTTTCACCTTCACGGGTTCTAGCCTTGTTGCGGAGAGTTTTGCTGCAAAGTCTACGAAGTTGGTTGTCCTGTTGATAGCAGCTTCTGTAATGTTCATGGCATATTCGAAGCATGTCTCGGGTGACGTGTGCGTCAAAAGTCTTATGGTCTCCTTCAGTGTAGTATTGGTATTTTCGAGAAAGCTTGTGTATTTTGGCTCCAATCTCGTCATAAGTGCCTTTGCCGAATTGTAGCTTGTGTTTGTTAGCACGCTCGAGTGGTTTAATGTAGCATCCATAAGCGATATTGAATGTTGGATGGCGTGCTTGGATAAGTCTTGGAGCTTTGTACTTATTTGATCCCATTTTCTCAAGCTTAGTGAAAGGAGTGATGCCACTCGTGATTTTTCGTCCATTTCGAATCTGGTCGACAACTTGCTGATAAAATCTTCGCTTGCTGGGGCTGTCCATAGAGTTGATATACTGCTCATAATCCCATGGGCTGAGTCTATGCTTGAACTTGCGTAATGGCTTGATGTTGTCAAAATGTTCTGGCCTATATTCATCCAAGTGCTCAGGTTTATGCCGGTTGGCATAGGCTGCAACGGTGGTTGTGGAGCATTGGGGATAGTAGTATGTTTCATTCGGCCTAAAAATAGCGGGGAAATATTGTATGCTGCGGTTAATATTGAGATGATTAGTAGAATATTCCTTAGGTAGGCAAATCGGGGTCTGTACGGGTGATTGATATTTTCTGTAGCGCCCACTGGCCGTAGGTAGTTTAAAGACTTCAGACAAATATCAGTGAATGGTATGGTGTATATGCGGTTGAAAACCCGCACCGTACTGCGCTGTACAAAGTTAACGCAATCATTGTACCTCATTATATTGTGTAGGTCATAATCATACTGTGGTCGTATGTTGGCCATGTGCATGTCCATAGTACCATTGATGATAGAGTACTCAAGGCGTGTGCTAACTTTTGCACGCTGTAGCAGGTATTCCCGTAGTATTGATCCGCAATATGCCATATATGTCTCGTCAACGGTTTTGCCTAGACATTTGATTTTGAGGAATGCGAGTGCCTCGTCAATGGATGGTGGCCTTGCTCTGTCATTCAATATTTGCTGCTCCTCTAACGCTTTGACTTTTGCTTTTAACCGTTCAAGCTCTATTTTCTCAGCTGTCTGTTCATTCCTGTCTCCATGTTGTATACCGGCTATTTGTTGTGTTAGTGTTTCAGCCCGTAATCTTTCATCCAGGATCGTGTTGGTGGCCGCGGTTGGTAGTGATGCACATATAGTTGTTAAATCGCGCACGGTTCCCAACACTTTCTTATAGCTTTCTATTGTTGTGCTATTGAGTGTTGTGTTGGCGTTTAATAATTGTTCTAGTGATTCCATAAGGTTTGTATCGTCGGTCTCGGGTGGCGGCCCTGCTCCGGCTACGTGTCTATATATGTTTCTTATGGCTTCCATTTTAATCACTTTAAACGCAATGGGGGGTCCTCTACTAGGT